TTACTGGGTACGCATATCTAAGATTAAAGATGAAGAATATAACGGTTATGTTTATAATTTAGAGACGCATAGAACACATACATATAATGTCAATAATATGACTGTACATAATTGTACAAAGGCTGACGAGCTCGGATGGCTTCATAGGCACTATCCTTCTTGGCATCCAGACAATACTAACTGGATGTCTATCGAGCAAGCTAAAGCTAATGGTATTCCTATTACTGAAAGTACAGAGTACCAGGTTAGAGCCATCACTTCCGCTGCTAACTTTGAACGCGAATATGGTGCCGAGTTTGGAGAAGAATTTGGTGGAGTGTATAAGAGTCACATGATAGCTAAGGCTCTTAAGAGATATGGTAGAAATATAGATATTTCCAATCCAGAAATATTCAATCCTGGATTCCAACAGAATTTTAATAATCTATATATAATTGGAGTAGACTGGAACAGCTACATTAATGGAGGACAAGTTGTACTGCTTGAATTCTGCAGAGAGAGGACAGTGGAACAGTTCTTTGACGACGAGTCAGGAACAGATGTTACAATTGATTTCACTGGAAAATATCGTCTATTTTATAGAAGGGGAATTACCTCAAAAGAAGCAACCCAGAGAAACACGAGAGAAGAAATCATCAGACTGATGAGGACTCATAAGATAGACTATGTATACGTAGACTACGGAGCAGGAGATACAAATATTGAAGAACTTACTCTATACGGAAGAGACCATCCTGAGCTACAGCTGAATAGCAAACTTAAAGTAGTAGATTCTGGAGCGTCGGTTGAGCACTATGATCCAGTTCTTGGAAAGCTTGTTAAGAAGAGAAACAAATCTCTTATGGTTAACTTCTCTGCTTTAAACTTAGAAGAAGGTATGTATATTCTTCCTAAGGAAGAAGATGAGCAAGTTAGACTAGTTGGCCAAATGAGAGGCTATCAGGTTAAGAATGTTACTAACAGAGGAGACTATACTTATGAAGGTGACGATCATATACTTGATGCGTTTAATCTAGCCGTGTATGGATTCCAAAAAGAATACGGTTCAATCCTAAGTAATAAAATAACTTATCGCATAGTATTTATGAATGATCCTAGGTTTAAGGATTATCCTATTAGAAACCAGGAGATGTCAGACTCTCCTATAACTGCAGCCAAGCAATCTAGGAAGATATCTGATCCAGAAAAAATAATACAAAGGCCCAGGATGCCAGTAAGAATTAAAATGCCTGTCTCAAGACCAAATATTAACTTTAGGGGTAGGAGTAGCTTTTAATGGACATGGATAAACTATTTAGTATCGAGAATCTTGCTGGACAATCGATTCCCGCAGAAATAGCCGAGCAACTTAAGGTACTTGGAAGAGTTACTTTTCCTTTAAAAGGTACAACTGTCTCAGCTGTTTCTACTGCCGCTGATCAGCCCTCTCCAACTGAAATTGAAAATGAAGCAAGGATAAGTGGGATTCTTGATCATGTTCGCGGTATGGAAGATCTTACAGAACAGCTTGAAGATATGCTGGATCAGCTGACTAAGAACATGAACATTCCTATTGATCCAAATAATGGACCCCTTAAAGCTGCTGCACAGGCTCTTGGAGGAGATGGATCAAATATAGATAAAGACTTGTTTGATAGAGCACAGGCTATAATGGACCATGCTCCAATACTTGTTGCTATGGGATATGATCCAATTGGCAGCATTCTTGGTAATGGAAAGTTGGATGGCCCATTCTTTAACTGTGATGAAATCTCTAGAGGCATAGCCAAGACCTTTAATGAAGCAGATCCAGATAGTCTTAATCCAGATGCGCCACTAAAGAGCGCCGCTAACGACATAGCCAAGACATTTGAAGAGAATAAGGCTAAGCAGATTTTAGAAATGCTCTTAATGCTTTGGTGGAATATGCTATGGCCTAAGTTTGTTATAATGCTCACCATTGTTAATCCGATAAGAACCATAGTAGCTTATCCAATTGACAGTGTAATTACTTTCTTTAAGAACATGAAGAGGCAATGTAATAAAGGTAGATTTAAAACTAAATCTAAAGAATGTCTTAAGAATTATGGACCAATTAACAAGGCTCTTAATAGATTAGCTTGCTTCCTTCTCTGTAAGATACCACCAAAACTCTATAAGAGATATAAGCCCATGGTAGATCCAAGCGAGTTCCAAATTCTAAAAGATGGAAAATTGATTCCTTGTAATTGTAATAGACTAGATGATTGTCCTCCAAAGAGAGAACCTGTAGACACCTTCGATAAAAATGGAAACTTTGATCAAATGGGTAATCTAATGGAAAACCTTGATGATCCTTGTGCTACTATAGAAGATTATCTTGAGAACGTAAATACTAAGCAGCCTGAAGGACTTGGAATGAATCCAAATTGCCTTGATTCAGCTAGACAGGTCATAGATGCTGTTATCAATGATGCTCTAACTCCGAGCGATCCAACCAAAGCTGGTATGTCTGGGTCTCAGTCTATTAGCTCAATTATAGAATTACAAACTAATCAGTTAGGAGCATAATATGCATGTAGTTAAAAATGGTTATGTGGCAGGAGCTGTACTGATGATGCCATTTGCTAAGAAGGTTAGAGAGCACGTTGAGTACGAAAAGTTTCTATGTAGAATTATGATAGATAACGAGACTACACAAGAGTTCAAGAACAAAACTGCTAACCTTAAAGATCAGCTTTATGCTTTGCGTTATAATGGTAAAGGCGCAATTCAATTAACCGCAGAAGAAAGAAAGAAAAATGGCAGTCAGTCCTAATAGAGCAAACTCTAATGACGATATTTCCAGATTCTCTCAGACAGCAGAATCTGTTGTAGAAGGAGCATTTGGTCGTATTGGCAAGCTTACCGTTAAAGACGTCCTAGGTTTTACTACCCTGGAACGAAAGCTTGGTAAAGATGTTGGCGAAGTAATAATGCTAGATGAGCTTATTAACAATCTAGATAGGCCAATATTAAAAGGTTTGCTAATGGACACCATTGCTGTAGTATCTAATTGGTTTGAAGATCCAGAAGTACTATGCTGTCTAATTCAAGGCATCTGGGCAATGTATGCTTCGACTGCTGACAATGAAGTTATTAACAAATTGAATCAAGGATTGGTCCTTGCTGATACTGACTTTGGAAAATGGCTGGACGTGCTGATTGCTTTCATAGATCTTATTATCACCTTTATTAGCACAGACATTAGAAAGATATCTTTAATGATTCCTGATATCATCAAAGAGATTACTAATGGTGTCATTGGCGCAGTGTTGCTGATTCTTCAAGAAGTTCTATTTGCCATTAGAGACAGCGCAATTGGTGAAATAATATATCAGATTAATAGAGCTAAAGCCGCTGCCTTGGATATAGAAAATATCTGGGCTAAATGCGTTCCCTTTGCTCAGCTACTAGACCTTCTTAAGAAATATGTTACCGACTATGGACTGTTTGCTGAATTGTTTGAGAAGATTAAAGGATTCATTGCTGGTAAGGTTGGCGAATTTGGTTATATGAAGAAGCTAGATTTTCCAAAGAACATTAATGATCTAGAGTTTCTGTACTGGTTTAGAGATTTATTGATAAAGCTGAAGCAGGCCGCTATTAATTTTGACCTTTGTGTATTCTATGGAGCTGCGTCAATTACTGGAGCTGTAGATAACCAAGTTCCAGCTGGAGCTGAAGATGATACTAGAATAGGATTAACTAAAGATCAAGCTAATAGGCCTAATCCTAATGAGGCTCAAGGAATTAAAGTAGCGGCCGATGGAACTATACTAAGAGATGCTAACGGGGCTAAAAATTTAATACCAGTCTTAGCAAATAGTTCTGTAAGAACATTTTTAAACAAATACTATGGATATCCTTTGGCTGTTGTAGACAATATACTATCTGGATCAACCTCAGCTGACTCAATTAATGGCACAGACATCAACTCTAATGTCTTATCAAGCCTAAACGCTGATTGTCCAAATGCTCCAACCCCACAAGAGGTGGTTCGTTGGGCTCTCAGAATAAGAAACAGGAATTTATAATGAATATTATAGAGAGAGGAATGAAGGCAATTAAGGCCTTTTCTTCCCAGCAGGAAGAAGAGATACTAGCTAACGGACAGATATCAGATAAGAAGGATGTAGACGATCCAACTGGAAAATTTTCTGGCATACACCACGTAAGTACATTCTACAAGACAGAGCGACTAAGAAGAAACGTTGAGTTCTATAAGCCAGAGTACGATCTACCAACAATTGCTAATGCTGTTCAGATGGATGGAATTCTGCAGAGAGCTACTAATGTTTATGTTGAACAGATTCTAAAGAACGGCTATGAGTTCACTTCAAAGAATGACAGACTTCAGAAGCACGTCACCCGCAGGTTAAAAGAGATTCAGAACCTGACTGGTATTCCCTTTTATGAGACCATGAACTATGTTGCAAAACAGCTAGTTACCTATGGAAACTGTTATATTATTAAGGTTCGTTCCGCTTCTAAGTGCGAGTTTGGTAGTTCCTTTAGATTATATGGAAAGAATATGGATCCAGTAGTTGGTCTATTCGTAGCCGATGCTACTACTATTGAAATAGGAATAAACAAAGACGGTCAGGTAGTTAACTACAAGCAGATCATAAGAGGAGAGGAAACTTATTGGGATGAGAGAGATGTAATTCATCTTACATATAATAAGATCCCTGGGACCCTTACTGGAATGTCCAGCATTATTCCTATCCTTGATGACGTAAGAGCGCTAAGAAAGCTGGAGGAAGAAATTGAGATCTTAGGCTTTCAATATTCTATTCCTCTTTATCTTTATAAAGTAGGAACCAAAGATCAGCCTCCTGCCCCGAACGAAATTGATCAAGTAACTTCGACTGTTAATAACATGCCAGCGTATGGAATGTTAGTTGTTCCTGGCCATCACACTATTGAGGTCCCAACTAATAACAACACTCCTGTAGATCTAATCAGCTTTATCAATCACTTTAAAAGAAGAATTTATTCAGGTCTTGGAATCTCTCCAGTAGCTATGGGTGAGGTAGAAACTTCAAACAGAAATACTGCAGAGGTACTAGATCTGTCAATGCAAACTATTACCAAGAGGTATCAGCAGATTATTAAGCATGGATTTGAGATGGAACTCATTAGAGAGTTCATGCTTGATGGTGGATTTGATACGGTAAGAGACGAACTAGTATTTAGTTTCCCAGAAATCGATCTTGAGAATCAAATCAAGAAAGAAAATAACATTATCCAGAAATTTCAGAATAATCTTATTGCTCGAACAGAAGCTCGTCTTGAGCTTGATTACGAGAAGGGTATCGATGAAAGTGACACGTTCTTACAGACTGTAACTATACCAGAAATACAGGCAAAGAATGGTATCGCGATCGAGGTTGCCAAGATTGGAGCAAAGGCTAGGGCAGCTACTGCAGGTAGATCATCTTCGTCTTCAACTGGAGCAAAGAACTCCACAGCTAATGCTACAAGGCCTTCTAATCAACATGGAACGTCTAGTGGTCGACCAAAGATTACCAAAGATTTTATAGCTGAGCTTGAAAACAACATGATTGGTACTATCAATAATATGTTGCTCAATGATGGATACGAAAGTACTCTTAATGTATCGACGCTAGCTGATAGAGTATCATCAGATATCAAATTGAAGCTAAAGGAACAGATACATTATAATTTAAAGCAAATCAGTGACTTCCATCATCTGACTATCGACCAAATTGATACAACGTCTGTGTCTCTTTATCTTGATGATGTTGAGGCATTGCTTAAGGATAAGATACTCAGAGTCGGAAGAAGAGCTACTGATGAAATCAAGGTAACTGTTCTTACTGATGATATTAAAAAGTTTCTTGATCTGCAGAAAAGGAAAGCTTTAAATCTATCAAAGATGTTAATCTATAAAACTCTGGGATATAAGACTATACTAGTAGAAGCAAGGGATTGTTTGGACCATGTTCCTACAAACATCAGTTCAAATGACTTATCCTATGCACGTATACCTCCTTTCAGGTATAATTGTAAATGCAGTGTTGATGAAGAGAGTTTATATGAATTTCAGGAATAACAAATATATACCTGAGAGCATTGAAGTTAAGATTAAAGCTACCCACTTTAATTTCATTAACAAGAATGCCGTAAGATATACCGACAGCGCGGTAAAAGCTGGAGCTTCTACATGGGTTACGCCCTATCAGAAGCCACAGCTAATTGGACACGACAAACAGTCTGATCCAGTTGGAAGAATTACTGCCTATCAAATACTTCATACAGATTCCCTATCCGAACCACCAGATTACGTAGAGCTAACAGCTAAGATCACAGATAGTGCTGCTATTGAGAAGATCATGGATGGCCGCTATAATACTGTTTCTGTTGGTTCAAAGAGTAGCAAAGTTGTCTGCAGTGAGTGTGACCAGAATATAATTGAAGACGGCCTTTGCGCACACAAAAAGGGCACCTTGAATGCTAAAGGTAAACGAGTTCATTGGATAATTGACCAGCTCGACTATGTCGAGTGTTCATTTGTTAATGAACCAGCAGATGAGTACGCTTGTATTGATCAAATAAATATAGGACATGGCTTTATGCCCTATACCGATTTCTTGGATAACCGAGAAACCATAATTTCTGAACTCTTAATGGAGGATAAGCTAATGAGTGAAATGAAAGATGCAAAGCTTTCCTACGCTTCGAGACAGAATCTTCCAGACAGTGCTTTCTGTTACGTAACAGGTTCAGGTGATAGCAAGGTTCGTAAGTTCCCAGCTCATGACGCAGCTCATGTAAGGAATGGACTTGCCAGACTACCACAGGCCAAGCTACCAGATAGCGCAAAGTCTAAAATTCTTGGATGCTTGAAAAGAAGAGCAAAGCGTTTTGGGGTCAAGGTTAGCAATGACTTTGTAACACAGGATGCTTTGGACTATATTAATAGTATTGATACATCAGCTGGTCTCAATGACAATTGGACCGAAGAAGAGATCAAGGCTATGGAAGAACTTTTCAATTCAGACCCAGACTTCGATAACGTTCCAGAGGAAAAGAAGGATGAAGCAACTCCTCCTCAGGATGAAGTCCAGGACGCAGACAAGATGAAGAAAGATGAACTAATTGAAGCTTTTAAGAAGCTTCAGGAAGATTCAAAGAACGCGTCAGAAGCGAAAGATAATAAAATTAAGCAGTTGGAAGACAAGATCTCCGAACTTCAAACTATACTATTGGAAAGAGAAGATGAAGTGAACAGATATCTTGATCAGACTGCTGATCTAGAGCGAAGGCTAAGAGATTCAATTGTTGGAAACATAATTGATCTTAAAAAGCCCGATAATAAAGAAGAGTGCGAGGGTTTAAGGACTAAGCTATTAACAAGAACAGTTGAAAGTTTAGTAGAT